AGCGTCGGAAAAGTCGGATCGTATGTCGGAAGAAAAGTGGGAAACTTAGTGAAACCGTGGCGCCGCAAGGCGTTGATGGTGCCCCCAGAGAGACTCGAACTCCCGACCTACTGATTACAAATCAGCAAAAGATGCGTTTCAGCGCAGTTCAGAACGATTCAGTCCACAGCTATTTTACCTCGCAACCTCCTGAGTCTCTAGGCTTTTCTCCGTTCACATGCTTTCATCTGCGTCCGTGACCTTCCGACGAATTCTGTTACCCCAATGTTACCCCGGATGCCAGCAGCAAAACCGCTCACCGTAAAATCGATCGAAGCCATCAAAGCCAGCACGTCTAGGAAGGAAATTCCAGACGGCGCCTTGCAGGGTCTGTACCTTGTCGTACAGCCATCGGGCGTGAAGAGCTGGGCGGTTCGCTACCGCCACGCGGGCAAACCGCGGAAGATGACGTTAGGAGGATTTCCGGCAATCAGCCTGAGCGATGCCCGCGAGGAAGCACGAAAGGCGTTGCGCATGGTCTCCGAAGGCAGGGACCCCGCCACAGAGAAGGCGGAGCAGGAGACCAAAAGACCGGCACACATGGATTTGATGCCGGCGCTACTGGACGAGTTTGTCACCCGCCACGTGACGGTGAAGAACCGACCGTCTTACGTGAGGGAAAGCAAACGTATTATCGAAAAATACCTGAAGCCGAGATGGAAACAGAAGCTAGTCAAAACCGTGACGAAACGGGACGTGATCAAGCTGCTGGATGAAATCGTTGACCGCGGCTCCCCTATCATGGCGAACAGGGTACGGGCACTCCTCAGCAAGTTTTTCGCGTGGGCCATGGAGCGCGACATTGTCGACGCGTCGCCCGTCGTCTCGATCAAGGCGCCTTCGGAAGAGAAGACCCGCGACCGGGTCTTAGCCGACGAGGAGATCCGGCTCTTGTGGCTGGCATCCGAGAAGCTCGGATATCCTTTCGGCCCCGTCGTGCAACTGCTCCTGCTAACGGCTCAGCGACGAACAGAGGTATCCGACGCTTTATGGGATGAGATGGAGCTGGAAGGGAACAACCAGCTATGGGTTATCTCTGCCGATCGATCGAAGAACCGGAAGGAGCATTTCGTCCCGCTCACGGCTACCACCCTCGAAATCATTCAGGCTCTTCCGAAAATAAAGCCGGCCGAGGACGAGAAGGCCAAACCGATCTACCTGTTCACGACAACCGGGAAAACCCCCGTATCTGGCTTCTCTAAGGCGAAGATACAGCTTGACGCTGGTATCCTCGCCATCGCCAGGAAAGAGGCGGAAGAGCGCGGCGAAGATCCGAAGGACATCTATCTTGAGCCTTGGACGTATCACGACCTGCGACGCACGGCGGCAAGCGGCATGGCACGGCTTAGCGTTCCGGTACACATTGTAGAAGCGGTACTCAATCACCGATCGGGATCGATCAAGGGCGTCGCCGCAGTTTACAACCGATACGACTATGCGGACGAAAAGCGTGCAGCCCTCACCGCCTGGGCGAACGAACTCATCAGGATCTCAGGGCGGGCGGGTTCTGAAGCAAGCGAGGGATGAACCGCCGCTACTCAGCAGAGTTGCCCTGTTCCTTTTCTCGGCGGTCTAGTTCAGCTTCAACGGCCTGGCGGATGAATTCCGCCCGCTTGTTCTTGCCTACGAGCGCGTCTATCCGCTCCGGCATACCCTCCGGCAGCCGCACAAGAATAGGCTTCACTTTTAGTGGAGGCCGCCCCATGCGGCGAGGATTATTCGATATCGGAAAGTGAGTCAAACCGACCTCCGCCGCGCATAAGCGATATCGTTTATTGAGCGTATAAGCGATATCGCTTATAATTTCAACCTTCGATCGGATGGAGGCTGAAAATGGCGAGCGTCGGGAAGATCAGGATAGGTGCCGGCCCAGATGAGGTAGTCGTTATAATCGACAACGGCTCGCCGCCTCTGCATGTGGATCTTTTCACCGAAGTTGCCGATGAAGAAGGAATTGTCCGAATTTCGTTCGCTGCCCTGACGCAGGACGGGGAAGGACAGAAAAAAGCGGACGTCGTGGCGCGGTTGAGAATGAGAAAGGAGCTCGCTTGGGAGCTATGCCGCGCAATGAAGGAGTTGGACAAACTCAGCAGCAAACCGAGGCGGCCTTGACACGACCAGGAGGGCCTAGGAACTGTAGAGCGGTCAAGCAAAGCTTCTGAAAGTTTCGCGAATGATCCCCACCGATGACGAACGGCGACCTTTCTCACCGAAAACGCTTGCCGCGCACTGGTACTGCTCGGAACGCCACGTAAGGAACCTCATTTCGCGCGGCGACCTCCGCGCATTTCGGCTCGGCGACAAACTCTTACGGATACCGTGGGAGGAGGTGGACCGCTTCGAGCGCGAAGGCGGCAGCAAGGATAGGGAAACGTGATGCGGGCTGACGAGAAGAAAGAGCCACTCTTATACACAAGCGAGCAAACGGCGGAGATGCTGAGCATTACCACCAAGACGTTGCGCGAGTTCGTCAAAGCCGGCGAGATTGTCTACGTGCCGCTGGGGAGAGGGAAAACGAAGCCTCGGCTTGGATTCCACATCGCCGACATCAATGACTTCATCAAAAGCCGCAGAACACGAGAGTCTCCGCCACCGGTCCGGTCGGCGCGCGTGACGGTGAAAACCGCGCCTCATGCCGGGTTCTCCGACTTAATGGAAATTCGAAAACAGCGCGAAGCAGAAAAGGCGAAGCGACTGAAGGCGTCTGAGAAATGAGCCGGACCGCTGACGGACTACTAACGCCCCAACAAGCAGCGGCATTCCTAGCTATATCGACGCGCCAACTTCGTGATCTCGCGGATGCTGGTCATCTGCCTTTCGTGAATATTGGCCTCGGCCGGAGGCCAACGAGGCGATACCTGCCGACCGACCTAGCCGCCTTTGTCGAGGCTCGCCGCATTGCGCCGGGTGCCAGCAAACAGCGAACCGCATCCCCCGGACCGCCCAAGACCTTTAAGCTTGCCGACTTCGCCGCGATAAGAGAGGAATTGCGCCGGAAGCGAGCAGTAAACCACGGGAAAAATGAGTAGGGCCGCCTTCAGACAAGCAGACCTGGAGCGAATTCTTCGCGCCGCTAAGAAAGTGGGCGCTGTTGTGCAGGTCAATCTTCGGACGCTGGAGGTGAAGATTTTGCCGGAAGCTGGCGAGGTCTCAAATGCCGGCGATGGATTAGTCCCGGACGGACTAGAGAATTGGGACTGAAAGCAAATGACCGAGCGACCGCCTTCGACGGTGCCCCCCGACGAGCCAGTCAGGATAGATGAGATGATCGAACACGATGTTCTGCTGGAACGCTACGAGTGGCTTAGTGCTCAGATCGTGAACAAGTGGAAGCGGTCAGGCGCAATTCGCTATTTCCGGGGCCGCGGCGGAAAACTGGTGTATCCGATCAACGATATTCGCTTGGCAGTCGAAGCCGAGATGAATCAAAGCATTGCGGGCAGATGACGAAGAGAGCGCTCATCAAACAAGCTGAGATCAACCGCTTGGCTGCGGTAGCGAAGCGGAACAACATAACCGTGGAAGTAGAGACAGAAGGTTACACTATCCGGCTGAACCCGCGTCCGACCTCCGGGATTTCTACCGATAAAGACCCGGAACCGGAAGAATTTACATCATTGGCCGAATGGCAGGTGTGGAGAGAGCGGGAACGTGCTCGTGAAGCCCAATCAAATTCGGTGCGAGATCCGAGATGGGACATACCGCGGAAAGATATACCGCCGGAGCCCATTCAGCCGCCGCTGAGTTGGAGGGAGCAGAAGGCGATGGAGTACCTTATGAAGCGTGGTGCTGAGGTCAGAGTTGACTGGTACGCCTTGAAGAATTTTGGAGCCCACACGCAAAAGAGTCTGCAGGAGCGAGGTTTTGTGGATGTCAGCCCGGATCAGGACAAATACAAGCACCCAAGCGAAATCTGGCTAACTCAAGCGGGAGCCAAGGCGATGCGCGACCAGCGCGCGCATTACGATAAGTACCCTCACCTCTAGACGGAACGCAGGACCCCGCGCCGGATGGATATTGAGATCCGCATCTACGAGCTTGAGCAGGATGGAAAGATGCATGAGCTGTCTAGCCGTCCTGCCGACTACTACGGCGGCTCATGCCCCAACGTGGGAGACACCTTGTGCACGGACTTTACAGCGCTTGGAGTTTGCTTCTACACGGTGCAGCGTCGATATTTTGTGGAGGGAGGCGGCGCGATCGGGTGGGCAGTTATCGTGCGACGGCTAGACCCTGCGCCGCAACAATTGAAGGTCTACGAGACTTGGAAGGAGGACACGGAATTCTGGAGGGAGATCGACGAGCGTGAAGGGGAGGAAAAGCTCCAGGCATTGCTGAAAAGCGTTAAGGCATCCGAGACTGCTCCGACCAAGAAATCCAAGCCGCGCACTGCGACAAAAATCAGACCCTCGAAAAGGGCTGCCAAGGCAAAGCGCCCATGACCCTCACTACCCAATTCATTGCTGAGCTGATCAGAGCCGCAAACGAAGCGGATAAGCTCACTCCGTTCGAGGTCAAACGGTTGCTTAATCGATCGGTCGCCACGATACGCGACATGCGCGAGCAGACGGGCATACCAGGCAGCAACCGGGCAAAGGATGTGGTGATTGATCTTCAAGTCGCAGCCGCCCGGGCTGACACACTTCCCAAGGATGAGATCAGGTATAATCTCTTAGACGCGGCCGACATCATCCGGACTTTGAAGATAATACTGGATGGTAAACCGGGTTAGCAGTTTTGTAGGTGGCGGCGCTTACTTTGCATAAGCACGTGCGCTTCTTTTAAGAGAAGGTGCTTAGGATACACTCACTGGGGAGACCGCGCGAATGACCGATGCTCTTGACGACCCAAGCGGTCCCGCTTTTGCCTCGTGGCGGAGCTACCAGCTCTTTGCATCCCGCATACGAGGAGCGCGGCGTTTCGTTTGGACCGCGGAGATTCAGGCATTTTTGGACACGGTCCTGGCGACCGCCACTTCACGTGAGTTCGTGATCCCTGAAGGCCAAGTTTTCTTTCGTGCCCAAAGAGGTGTTGAGTACGTGGCGAACGAGCACGGCGGAGAGGAGCCGCTTGGGCACGGGCGCGAGAGAATGAAACCATTACCTAATCGTGCCTCCGAGGGAAGAGCCAATCCCGCTGGAATTCCTGTCCTCTATCTCGCTACCAAAATTGAAACCGCCGTAGCTGAAACGCGGCCATGGATCGGCGCTGAGATGTCCGTCGCAAGGTTCAAAACGATCCGACCTCTCACAGTTATTACCTTCATCCAAGATGTGCGCAAATCGGCCCTGACTACTGTCCTTTTCTCAGAAATCTTGGGAACTTCGTCGCCAGATTTGGAGCGAACGACCGAAGCTGTTTGGGCTGACATTGATAATGCATATTCAACACCGGTGTCGCGCGACGATGTGGGTTCTGCGGATTACGCGCCAACGCAGATTATCACTGAGCTTTTTAAAAATGCCGGGTATGACGGCATCGCATACAACAGCAATTTCGGTGAGGGCCACAACCTCGCATTGTTCGACGCGAACAGCGCAGAAATTGTCTCGTGCGCGCCCTACGAAATACAGTCGATCGAGGTGAAGGTTCGTCAGATCGGGAACGACTGGTCCTCCAAGTGATGCAATACCGTTGAAATCTGATCAGCGTCGGAGTTGCGCCCCGTCTCTCTGACTCGCCTCGATCCGCTGCAGGATTTCACGCATCACCCGCGTGTCGACGGAAAGGCTGTTGAGCGTGTTCTCGACAGCCTTCATTGACGTCGCCGCTTCGGCCGCCTGCTTTTCCACCGCGGATATCCGGAGCTCGTGATTATCGATCTGCCGGAGGGAGACCTCCGCGGCTGTCAATCGCTTGTCGAGGCGGTCGAGTGCGTTGGCGTGGGAATTCTGGCTGGAGCTCAGCCGCTCCCATGAAGCCCCCCAAGCCATGACCGAACCGACGAAGGTGACCAGGATCACGACCGTATTGAGGTTCCACTCCCATTTCCAGGCTGGTGCTCTGACGTTGCTCATTTCATCGGTTCCGTTTGCCAATCCCCTGTCCTCGTCCTGCAATGGTGTCGAATGGTTACTTGTTGCAGCCGGCCAGTGATTGGCACGTGCGGTTATGTCCCGCGACCTGACGAGCAAACGGCAGATCGTTGGCAATGATGAATTGTCGGGAGGCTGGAGAGGGTGTCAGAAGCTCGAAGCCGGCGCCGTCAATGGCACTCCCCGTTTTCGAACATGCCGCCAAGCTCAGCGCAAAGAGCGGCAGGAGAAAGAGCGTTGATCTCCGCATTGGTGCGGCTCCTTTGCTGAATGAGTTCAATCGATCGCTTGAGAGCCGCGGCGCGTTCCAGTTTCCTACCCTCTTCGCGGGCAACCGGAAGCCACCAGAGCGCGTTGACGGCCGAGAAGATGAGGAAGCCAGCGAAGGCGCCGATTGCGTACTGGCGGCTTCTCCAGAGATGGACAAGCATCTATTTGGCCCACCCGAACCTACGAGCGAGGAAATACCACGCCTCGGAAGCGATCCCCGCTACAAACCCGGCGGCGACCTGGATTGCCATCTGAACGTCTGGATCGTCGGCGAGCTCGACGCCGACCTCTGGAGCCAGCAGCCCCTTCAGGACGAGAGCACCCGCGCCGTAGCGCAAAGCGATGCGGATTAGAACGGCGGTCATTGGCAGAATACTCCGAACAGCGAGCAGGGAACGGACGCGACCCACGCGCCGGCGGCAGCCAGAGCGGCCAGGATCAGCGCAGCGATGCCACGGGACTTGGAGGCGGGCTCGGGGAGAGGGTCAATCGGGATGGGCTTGGGGACAGGCTGAACGTCGACCGGCCGGCGAGCGACGGCGAGAACCTCTTTCAGCACTGCTTCAACCTTCTCAGGCGAAACCAGCGCCTTGTTCAGCCCATCGCCCGCATAGAAGCTCTGTCCGCGCTTGAGCATGCGGTCAGAGCCCTTGCACGCGGCCAGGACCGGAAACGAGGCCCATTCCATAGCAAGGCGGCGGGCGAAGTCCTCCAGCATCATGTTGCCGGTCACGAACTCCTGATAGCCGCGGCGCTTCAACAGGTGATAGCCGAGACGGTCTTGCAGATCGGGCGTGAAGATGTCCGTCCCCTTGAGCGAGTGGATCTCCTTCGCCAGGCCGATCAACGTGGCCCGCATGAACTGGTAGGCGCCGGCCGCGCTCGATCCGTGGTTCTTCGACCACTTCTTCTGCTCATCGACGATATCGCCGTAATTCATCGTCGTGAGAGGCTGTTTCAACTTGTGTTGCTTGTTCGCGTAAATCACGTCGTAGGACGCGCGGTCGCTCCGGCCGACTTCGGTTTCACGGATGAAGTCGAGCAGAAGCGCCGCGCCGGGAGGAACGGTCTTGTCCATGTTTCACCTTGTTGCTGGGGTTATTGCTTGATCACGACAACTCGGAGAGTGCCGGAACCGAGGTCAATCGCTCCCCCGGTCTCGTTCTGAAGCCTGACGGTCACAGTGTCAGCAGACGTGACATGCGCCGTCAGGAGCATGCCCTGAATATTCAGCGAGAAGGATGGAACGCAGAAGTCACCGAGCACGGCGCCAGTAACCGTGACGTTCTGGGACGCGCCCGCACCATCCGCCAAGGAGGCAGGGTCCCAGGTGGTGGAGCCCGTAAGGATCTGCGGCAACTCGCGCCAGTCAGAGCTACCCGATGAGGTCGGCTTGATATAGGCCTTACCGGCAGTCTCATCGACACAGATAGACCCAGTGTTTCCGCCTTCGTTTCCGACAGGCGTGCCCGCACGCCCGGTGAGTCGAGCCGTACCGGAGCCGAAAAACTGGTTACGCGCGAAGTCTGAGCGCTTCCTGAAGGACGAACTGCCGTCGTCATACGCGTTGTCGGCGCTCGGAAAGATGTGAGCGCCGTGGCTATTCCTGGCGTTGGTCCGGTCATATTCAAACGCCGCCGTCCCATCCGCCTTCGTGAAGTCCACGGAATTGACGCGACCGCTTGTCATTTCGAAAAAGCCGCTGTCCGATGGATAGGCTGCCGAGGCTGTGGCCGAGTCGAGGATGGGCCGCGCGTCTATGCCGCTTTCATTCACCAACTCGCGCCGGCTGTCGATCGACGTGAACTGCGTGCGGCCAGCCGGGTTTGTGACGCGCGTGTTGCTGGCTTCTGTCGGCGACGCAATTATGCGAAGCGGCTTGGAACCGCTCCCTTCCATATCCAGGAATATGTCGGACTTAGATAGCGCGTGGACGTGGATACCAATTTCCTCAATGCCCTGCAGCGCCCCGAGGACTTCCAGTTCCGTCATACGCCAGCCGGAAGCGACAAACCCAGCGCCAGGGCGAGCCATCGCGTTGCCGCCGAGGGACGAGCTATGGCAGACATTCCCCGATTGGTGATGCATGCCCGTGAACTTGCAGGCGCTATCCCAGCGGCAATGCGAAGTTCCGCCACCAGCGATGCGGGCATAAATATGGTTGCCGACCGAAATATCAGCCGGCGTGGTTATGCCGCTGAGACGCAGGTTGCTGCCCTGCTTGCTGATGCTTGAAAACGTCTTCGTCCCGGTGAGCGAGAAAGTGCCGGTACCGTAGCCAATCGAAGTGAAGGCAGACGGATCAAACGGGTGGTCATCTGCCCAAGGAACCTCGATGTAGTCCGCACCGACCGCAACGCATCGGAAAGCATCCGCCCCACGGACTTCCGTCGCCCTCCAACCCGAAGTCTGCACGTTTTCATGGACGACCCCCCACAGCGCCGGGATGGCGCTATCGGCAGGATTTGCCGGGATGGCAAGGAGCAGTTCGCCCATCATGCGGAAATGGCCGACCGCCTCAACGTCCTTCAGAACCATCTGGTTAGCCATTTCGATGACGATGCCGACGTCCCAGTCAGCCGCCCATGCGTCACCTGCTGCGCCAGCCGTAATGTACTTGTTGATGCCGTCGTCGCCATCGCCGTCAGGAACGACGCGGAAGCCGCTGATCTTCGATCCGGCCGCCCCAGGTTCAAACCACATGCCCGCCGAAAACGCCTTGCGCGAACGACCCGACGCCGTCGCGACGGAGTTCTCAAACGATGTCAGGCCGTAAGTGCCGTCATTGCCGAGCGATGCGGAAGGATTCGTGATGACGCCACCAGACACAGCCATAGACGAAATACCGTGGACGGTATGCGTGCGCGGCCCCGTACCGGTCAGAATGATCTGCGTGGCCGCTACGGTGGCGACACCGTCTGCTGCGGTCGGTGGCTTCGGATGCCAGTAGCCGCGGCCTCGTCCATAACCAGTCACAGGCTCTCTGAACATCAGCGTGCTGTTGGTGAACCAATTGCCGCCGAGGAGATCGAACGCCGCCCCTTCACGTCCGCAATAGTCGATCATAGCTTGGATGGCTGCGGTTGCCGTGGAGGCATTCGCCCTGCCGCGCAAGGCGCCGAACATAAGCGGGTTTACGACATACCGGTCGACACGAACCCATGCACCAGAAGACGAGGCGACGGCATCGGCTTTGATGTAGACACCTTCGCGGGTATCGGCCGCGATCTGCGTGGAATAATTGCCTGTCGTCCACTCGAAAAGCCCTTCACGCCCATCCTCACGCAGGAACACAAGCGTGGTGACAGCGGTATTCAGCGCTTTCAGCTCGGTGCGCGTCGCCACGTTCTTGATGTTGATGCCGGCGACGGCGGCGTACATGTCTGCGAGTTTGAAGACGACTTCGAACCGAGAGCCGGTGAACAGCAGGATTGTGGGGTTACCGGTTTTGAATTCCTGCGCATCCAGGTCGTTGCCGTTGGTGTACTTGACGGGATAGGTCCCAATGCCTGTCACCTGGATCGTCACCGAGCCGGCCGCGTTGTCGGCTACGGGGGTGAGCGAATACATGCGGTTCGGGATGAACGGGCTAGGAGCCGCGACAACAAGGGCATTGGCGGTTCCTGTCGGGGTTGCCATGACCGTGACGATTGCCCGACCAAACAGACGAGCGAAGGTGATAGGGGTCCATGCAGAGCCGGTCGCGTCCCATTCCTTCAGCACGGCCGGATCGGTATTCTTGTCCAGCCAGAGTTTGTCCGTCGCTGGCGGCGTCGTGCTGTCGACCATGTTGTCCAGCACGCCCTGAGCGCGCAAAGCGGCAAGCACAAGCTCGGACACGCGGATGTACTTCCCCGTCGACGACGTCAGCGTCGTTCCGGTCATGAAGAAGCCGTAGTGCTGACTGTCGTTGAATTCTGTCGACATGCATTTACCTCGATAGGCAAAAAGGCCGCTCAGCAGCCTTGCGTTGTGGGGATGTTTGGGGTTTCATCGCCGCGAGTGGGCTTTGGGGGATTCTTATGCGTAGATGCGCTATCGCACTCTCGGCGTTACTAGCCGGGTGTGTGTCCGGACCTGTGGATGTGCTTCACAAGACAGGTTCATCGTTGCCTGAGAGGCAACTTGCGGCTGACGAATGTCGGATAGCAGGCCTACAGCAGGTTCCTGAATCAACGCAGATCCATACCAATCCTGGTTACTACAATCCGGGCACGCTTCAGTGTTCATCGGTGGGCAATTACACGAGCTGCAACCGTGTCGGCGCCGTGAACATTCCTGCGTCGGTGACGACGTCTGACGGGAATCAAGGCCTGCGCAACCGCTTTATTCAAAGGTGTTTGGCCGCCAAAGGATTCGACATTGTCCAGCGGCCGATTTGCCGTACCCGGCAGGAGAGTGCGGCTTATCAGGCAGTCCGCAACAACCAGCCACCAGCCGAGCAGATTGCGTGCGTGCCAAACGATCCGATTTAGTCGACGGCCTCTGCCAACGCAGGTTTGAGACCGATGTGGATGGCGGAGCGGACGCCCGGAAGGGTCGCCCCTGGTAGTTGGCGAATAACGGCGTTCGCGCCGGATTTCTTCAAGTCAGCTTCACCAAGTTGCTGGGCGATCAGTGCGAGATCCTCGAAAAGCCCTGCAGAAGGTCCAAGGACGGACCCGAGCTTATTACGGCTCGCATAACGGGAAGCTGAGCCGCCGCGGTCCTCGTCACCCGCAAGCGCCTGTGCGCCCTTCATGATGCCAACGGGGGAACCCAGCTTTTCCACCGTGTTCGAAATCTCGAACGCAGAAGAAAGAATGCCGGTGCGATCGAGCCCGTTGGCGATCCACAATCCGGGATTGTTGACCAGGCGCTCGGCTTCAGCCATGTCTCCGCGCTCCGCGTATTTCAAGTACGAGATCATCATGCCGATTGCCGTTGCAAAGACCATCTGCTCGGCCAATCGGTGAGGCCGCTCCTGTAGACCGGCGATCAGAACGCGCTGATGACTCGCCATGCCGAACGATTTGAACTGCATTATCAGTTTGCCCCAGTTTGTTTTCATCCAAAGAGGCGTATCGGCGACACCTTTCGTGATGATGGTCCTATCGACGTCCTTGTTTAGAGCTGCGCCCCATGCGCGGGCCGCGAGTTCATCGTCCCAGTCACCGACATTGGCGCCGTAGATGCCGTCTTCCTCAATGCCGTACTTGCGGAATTGTGCGGCAATGCGGCTGGCCATATCCTCGTCAATCCCGAGAAAGGCCATGTAGGCTTTCTCTCTGGCGTCGGCGCTCGCGTAATCCAGTGAGTTCCGCATCATGCGGTTCTGCGTCATCACCGAGGCCATCGTCTTCATTGTATCGTTCCACCAGCCGAGGCCGGTCGCCTTGGTGAAGACGTTCGAGGCGTTCGATAGATAGCGCTCGAATTTGGAACCGTAGCGATACGGATCCTGCAAGTCCGCGAGCGATGCCAGCCGGGACTGCAAGACCCGCTCAGTGACTGCGCCCAGAGCTTTGGCGTCGGCCTTGCTGATCTTCGCAGCCTTTATGCCCTTCACGAGACCGGGCAAGGCCTGCGTCATGGTAGCGCGCACGCCATGCACCCCGACGAGACGGGCCGCGTCTGTGAGGCTTGCCAGCGTCACGCCACCGAGTAGCCGGAGATAGTTCCACGTCAGCGCGGCCCGGGTGATCTTCGACCAGTCGCTGCTCTCGTCGGCCGCACGATAGGTGCCGCGGATCATGTCACGGAAGGCCGTCAGGTTTTTGATGTCGCGCGCTTCGTCGGCTGCGAGTTTTGAGCGCTCTTTCGGCGTCTTCGCTTTCTTGCGCAGCTCGGCATACTCATTGGCGATTTCGTCGAACTGGTCTTTCATGTCAGCGCGGCCGAACTTCTGCGCCAACTCGACTTCAGCCGCCATAGTGCGGGCATATCGGCGAAGAATCAGTTCCATATCGTTCTCAAGGAAGTCTTCGACGAACTCGTCCCGAATATTGAACGTACGCTCTTTGAGCGGCCCACGCTTCACCGGAACAAGCCATTCGGGGACATCGCCTTTGCCGCGCCCGGTGAGATTATTGAACACCGACGTCACCACGTCCTCGATGTAGCCTTCCATGTCTGCCTCGCTGACGAAATCAGGACCTTTGCTCGGAGGCAGAGCGGCGATTGCATCACGAAAATACCGGCCAGCGATGTCCCGAAAGCGGTCTTCCTCGCCAATTAGCTTCTGCCGGTTCCACAGGCGCGTGACGTAGCTTGTGGCCGTGGTCGTTTTCACATCGTCAGGCAGCAGCTTCAGCGCCTTGGCTCGCTCAAGCAGCGGATCGAAGATGAGGTTGCGCGCTTCTCGGGCGGCGCGGGTGACGAATATGTCGCCATCGAGGTCCACATCCCCCCGGCGACCAGCGCGCGCGATGGCTTGGTAGAAGTCTGATCGAGTGCCGGTGTATCCTGCCTTGCGCGCCTCACGGTAGAGCTGGCGAGAATTTGCAAGCCACTTGCCTACCGCCCCCCGCTCATAGAGCTTTACCGAGTTTTCGACGTCAGCGCCGAGGGAGCGGCCTTCCATGTTCATGGTCGTGTAAATCGGATTGTCGACCATGCGGGTATAGACCTCGCGGACCTTGGTCGACGGCGAGAACATGGTCTGAATGCCGGGGTTGAGGCGTGCGGCCGAGGTTGCTTTCGCCACGAGCTGCGCCGCCTTCGGGCCACCGATGCCAAGATCATCAAGCTTGATTTCGTCCACGGCCGCAGCGCCGGCGGATTGCATGCGTTTGACGATGGTATCCGTCACCCCCGCCACATCATCAACTTCGCCGGCGAGGTCCGTCTCGAGGCTCTTGCTTAAGCGGTCCCACTCGACCTTGTTGAAGAAGCGGGACGCCCCTGCCCCGATGATGCCGCCGAGGATGGCAGAACCGCCGACCGCGATGGCGCTTTCTGAAAGCGGCCGAACTTCCTGAGTGGCCTGCAATCCGACTTCCTGCGCAGCCGTGCCGAGAGCAGCCGCGCCACCAACGGAGGCTGCTGAGCGCAGACCGGAGAACCCGACCTTGCCAGCACGAGCCAAGGCGCCACCCGGCAGAAGGATTGTCGGGTCGGAACTTGCTGCGAGCACCTGAAGGCCCACGCCTGTCCAGCCGGAAGCCGCCAGTGTATCGCGGTCCTTGCGTTCCTTTTCGATGTTGGCGCGCATCGCATCGGCCGCCGCCTTGTTATAGACCTCGTCCCATCGATCGGGATCTTGTTTCACGAACTCGGCAATGTCCGGGTCCTGATAGACGTTGTAATTCGGATCGACCTTGTAGAGGTCACGCTGATCCATGCCGAGGCGGGCATTGGAAAGCGCCGAGCCAATCAGGTTCTCCTGACGGTAAGCGGCTCCCAGCGTGTCGAGGAACGACGGATCGGGGGTGTCATAGTCCGACACCCCAACCGTGGACGGAGCTTGCGCCAGCGGGCTTGTGCGATCGAATGGCATCAGTATCCGCCTCCACCGCCGCCATTCATCGGGCCGACGGTGATCGGGTTTTCACCGCGAAGACGCTCAAGCGCTTCGTCCTGGCGACGGCGCTCCTGATCTGCCTGCATCTGACGCGCCTTCATCCAGCCCGATCCTTGCGTTTCGTCATAACTGCGCTGGTCCGCCGCCCGGTTGCGGGCGAAGCGGTCACGGTTCTCGATCATGCGGGTTTCCGCATCGCGCAATTGCTGCTCTTGCTTTGCCCGGACCGCCACCTTCCCTTGTTCCGGATCGGCGACGAACGGCAGAAAGTAGCTCTGCAGCTTGCCATCCTGCTCATAGAACACCTGATAGCGCGCCGGCCGGCCGGCCCTGATGTCTTCTTCGGTCGCGCCGTAGGGTTGGAGGTAGATCGCGTCGGGGGTGACGCCCTCAGCCTTCAGGGCTTCGACGGTCTGCTCACGGATGTAATCGTGCGTTCCATCCGGGGCGGCCGGGTAGACCTTCTCCGGCGGATATTTGATGACCACCGACGAGCCAAGAGGGCTTAGTTCCGAGACGCCATAATTGCGCGAGAACCGCGTGTTGGCCAATTCCCGCGCCGCATCCATGTCGCCGCCGGTCTCGGCGATAGATTCCTCGAGGATGCCGCGATAGTCGGCAACGATTGCCGCTTCGGCTTCTGTGTTGACGCCGACCTTAACGGCCTCCTGGGAGGGTATGCCGCCGACATCGGGTGCAGCGTGCCAGAAGCCCTTATCGAAGATGGCCGCTACATCGCTTGCGGAGACGTCCTTCAGAGCCTTCTTGACCGGCTCCGACTTGAGGATAGCGTCACGCTGGCGGACCTTCTCCGGGTCGTTGAGATCGATGATTTTGCGGCCGGCCTCGTCGGGTGACAGCCCCATGCCGTTCGTATAGGTGCGGTAGAGATCAAGGTTCTTGCGGACGGTGTCGCCACCCTCGAAGCCGTTGAACGAGATCGGCGCATTCTTCTGAAGGACGGAAGCGGCTTCCATCGCCTGTGCGACATCGGCCGGATTGGTCGACGCAGCACCGCGGCGAAGCTCTGCCTGTACCTTCTTCGGAACATATCCCGTTGCGGCCACAAAGCCCGACATGGCAACGCTTTGCTGTTCCTGCGTGGTGGCGGCGCCCAGCAGCTTTTCATATGCCTTATCGGCAACCTTCACTTGGTCGCTATCGAACGGGTTGATTGAGGCCTGCCCCGATGCGATGGCGCCGATGAGCTCTGAGACGCCGGCATTCTCCTTGCGCGCCGCATTCAACGAGTTGATCAACGCGGCCTTGTCGCCATTGTCGAGCATCGGATCCTGGAGGATGACGCTCTCCTGCACCTGATCAGGCTGGGTGGCGATCAACAGGTTGTAGCCGTCCTTGGCCGCCGTGCGCTGCTGGAGGATCTGCTGGTTGTACTGCGTTTCGCCCCATGCGGCCAACTGGTTACGGCGGTCGTAGGGGATCGCGTCGAGGTCCGCGTCTTCGGCCCTAGGATTTTCTCCTGCGATCTGAAGTGCGGCATCACGACGCTTTTCCCAGTGCATGGCACCACGGGCATTCGATGGAGACCAGCCGGCGGGGCGCTCATAGCCAACGAAAGCGGCTGCTGCCTCTTCGGCGTTGGTCGACCGCGCCAGGTTCTCACCGGCCGCACGCTCAGAGGTGCGCAGCTCATGATCAATGAAGTCTGCCTGCACGTCGATGTCGTGCCAATCTTTGCCCTGCGCGGCGGCAAAGTTCTTGAGCGCCTTCGCGCGGGCGCCGTTCCACTGGGCAAGGCCGATGCTGTCGGAGCCGTCAGAACCGTCGCCAGGGTTGCGAGCCTTGGTGTTGAGACCCCGCCCGGACTCCGCCATCAGGTTGCCGACGATGCCGGCCGCTTGATGTGGTGCCCAGCCCTTAGAAATTAGCCGCTGGTAGACGCGACCGACATTTGAGCCCACTGGACCGCTGATCTGCGAAATCGCTTCCTTCGGGCTCTGTGAGAACTTCCACTGCCACTTGGATTCGGCCGCGTCCGCCTCCCAAGCCGCGCGCTTCTCCGCCTTCCAGGCTTCGGGCATGTCGGCCGCATCGATCGAGGCAAGCCCCTGTCGCTTCAGTTCCTCATAGGGAGCCGCATTGTTCTTGATCTGCGAGCGGACGGTGTCGAGGCCGGTGTTTGTCGTGCGGTCATAGAAATTCGTCTTGGCCTGCTGCTCATACGCGTATGCCTTCCCATAGAGGCTGTTGCCCATACCCAGCAATGCCTGGCGAGATTGCGCGTTCTGCGCTTCGGAGATGCCGCTAAAATTGGCCTTCACAAAGTCGTCGGCGCGCTTCTGATAGCCTTCGATAAACTGACGGGTGAAGCCGATGCCGCTTTCGCTAGCCTCTTCTCTTGCCTTGTTGAAGGCCTGCTCTTCGGCATCGCGGAACTGAGCCATCTTGGTTTCAAGGTCGAAACCGGCCTTGTTGCGGGTGTCGATGGCCTCTTGAGATGCAAGGTCGTTCAGATTGTACGCGACATGCGTCAACGCCTGGCCAGCGTCAGCGACGGCAGCACCGACGCTTACTGATGGCCCAGACGGCGCAATACGGCCCGATCGAGAGCCGACGTATGAAATATCACGAGAGGTTGGTATCGTAACCATCTATCTCTTTCAGCCGTAAAGCGGAGCCGTGGTGCCGGTCGCAGTCTGAGATTGCCGCGCCTGCTGTCCGAAGCGGCTGTACATGTCGGAGACACCAGCGAAGAGAGAGGCACCAGCTCGCAGGCGAGCGGCACTCATCGAGTTGCTAGCGTTGATGCCGGCGACCTTGGCCGCGTCGTTGTAGCCGCGCGCCTGCTGCTGCCCCTTGTAGATATCTGTTTGGGCAGCAAGCGTGGTGCGCTCTTGGGTGTCGCCCATCAGATCGATGACGGACGGTTCCGCAATGCTCCCGCCGGACCCCGCTATGGCCGCACGCTGCTGCGAGAGCATGAACTGCCCTTCACGATAGCGTTCTGCCGCGTCGCGCTGGCTTGCCGCTTCTGCTTCGTCGGCCTGCTGACGCTGGACCTTCTGCTCGTACTTGAAGCGTGCTTCCTGCTCGCGTCCAGCCTGAAGCGTGCCAAAGGTCTGCACGACAGCTCCGGCAGCCCCGGCTAGTGCCGCGATTGTTTCAAAGCCTGACATGCCAGATAGCCTTTCCTTCGTGTTCCTCGCCCGTTGGCGTGAAGCCGAGATGCCGCATTAGCGCTTCGGCTCGCGGTATGTTCGTGTCGCAGGTTGCCTTGATGACCTTTGCCCCCTGCTCTTTCGCTTCAGACAAGGCGGCTAAGACGTGCCGAAAGATCGACGGCTTTCGCTCCTCACTCGGCACTTCCAGGAAGGCGAACCATTCGCCCGGGTTGGTCTCGATCAGGCCGCCGAAGCCGGCAATCATTCGGCCGCGCCACATTGCACGGCCTACCCATCGGCCGGTTACCTCAACGCCGCCGTAGTAGCGGGCGAAATCAAGGTCGCTCGCCGGAACAACCTTAGCCATTCGTCTTTACGTCCATCACGAGCGACGATGCCGTGAACGGATAAGGGGAGCGGGCCTCCAGGCAAATGCGGCTGTCCGTGTCCCAATCACTGGAGACGGACATCATGTCGGCGTCGAAATCGTTGAACAGATATCCAGCCGGGATCGGCTTATCGCCCTTATTGGTGGTCAAGCGCTTTAGATTCGAGAAGGAGTTACCCACGCGCAGACCATCGAGCATCGTTTTCGTAAGGCCGATGCCGAGCTGCGAAACACGCTTCTTGTGGAAGAGAGCACTACCGTTGGCGGCGCCATAAGCGAGCTTCGTTGACTCCCATTTCCCGGTGAACGGAAGGCCGATGACGACGCTCTCGCCGCCGGTCATGGCCGACAGCACCACCTGATTGCTGGCGACGGTATAGAGGTTGCTCTGGTCACGCACGGCCACGCCGTTGACCCAGACCGTTACCTGCTTGCCGTTGAGATGCGGGACAGAGAACGTCGTCTGTCCTGCCGTCGCGGTAAAGCGCTTGAACCCATCCGCAAGGCAGTTGGTCGCGCCGCCGCGACACTCGGTGAGCTTCGCCAGCCGCTCAAGGCGCTGAGCTCCATTCCTGGTCACTGCAAAGTAGACCGAGTCCTGACCTGCACCGCGGATCGCTGCGACGCGCTTGAACAGGCCGTCTGTGGTCACGCGCGACCAAGCAATGACGTTTTCGGCCGGCTCATAGGTCAACGCCCTCGCTTCGCCATTGGCAAGGATGAACCATACGACGGTATCAGGGCGACGCTGCACGGCGAGGTCAACAATCGCCGATCCTTCGCAAATCTCCTCGTGCATCGCCATCAGGTCGGATGAGGTGTAATCGAATCCCTGTTGGTCCGGAGCCATGCGGAATGCGCCGGTTCCGGACGCCTGGACGAAAATGCCGTCCTTGTCAGCCTTGACGGCCCGGATATTCGCGCACCCCCGCGTAGAAGCGTCCACCGGGAACCAGCTATCGGCCGTGAGCGGCTCGTCGAAGCTGGACGCCTTGATTGAGACCTCAGACGCATCCGTACCGGCAATCAAGCGCTGCAGGCCCAACATCCATAGAATGCCGCGCTGAGAGCTTGCATTGATCGATCGGGCGATAGGGGCAGAGGCGCCCTCAACCTCGTCATCGAAGCTCTTGAAAGCGTCGGGAACCGATCCGTAGACCATATCGGACTGGCCCCAATAGAGACGTCCGCCGAAGACGTCCACAGCGGCCGGCCAGCCGTCGAAGTCTGACCAGGGGGAATAATCCCACTCGAACGACGCATCGAGCGAATAGAAGCGCGTCAGGATCTCGATCCCGACTACGGTAGGGCTGGTATAGCTGATGACCCTGGCGATGCCCGCCTGGCTGCCACCGTCGTAAACAAGGCTCGTTTCCATCGTGCCGCTGGTATGGTCGCCCGATTTGACCACCCATCGAAAAAACTTCACGACATTGTCGTCGGAGTCTGTGTGAGTGGCAGAACCGTTGCTGGTGCGCGAGAGGACGTCCGTCCATGAACCAGGGCTGCCAGAACCATCATCCGTGGCGACCTGCAGGGTAACCGTGCCGACCCAAGTCCCAGCGACTGCCCATGTGAATGTTCGCGCGGAGTCTACGCCGGAGACGCGAATGTGTGCACCTTCTTGCGGATCGGTGGTGAAATCTTCCTCAACGGTTTGTCCGCTCTGGAAAATACGGAACAGCCTGTTGATCATGCCGCTATCGAAATAGTTCTTGTTGGCCGTCAGCGTGACCGTGCCGTCATCAACGAGGTCGCTTGAAGTGAGGGATATGGTACCGTCAGAAGTGATGAACGGACCGTCATCCGACTTGTAACGCTGGACGCCCCACGAGGTATCGCCTCGGCGGGTGATTTCGCGTTGCTGATATACGCCCGTGGCGACGTAGAGCACGTCCTTGTTCTGCTTGTAGCGTAGGATGTTGCCAGCGAGGTCATCGCTCGTCCAAGGTGTCGGAATGACGACGACACCAGAGGAATCAATCTGGCAGGACTCGACAAGGGACTCGCGTGCTCGCGTGTTGGAGAGCGCGAGATAGATATTCGCCGTCGTCGGAGTAAAGGCGATCGAATGAACGCCGTCCTGCAGGTCAATGGCCTCTATCAGATCAGACGCCCCGCTGGTCGACCCAAGGCGCACAGTGATCGGCCCGCGCTGCACATCGACTCGGAGTCCGTGTTCAACGTTGCGGTCGGCCAGGGTAACGGCAATTGTCTGCGTGGCCTTCGCCTCGTCCTGCGGTGTTCCCTTCAGGCGCAAATCGCCGCTCCCGACCGTCGCCGTTGCAAGCCCAGTGCTTGCGTCCGTCCAACCGGTGAAGGAATTGAAGTCGCCATTCGTGACCGTCGTGGAGACGGCAGCGCGCGTTACAAGCGCGTCGTCCTTAACAACACGCATTTCTTCGTCGGAAAGGATGGGGATGAGAGCGGACCCGCCCGAATAGGAGTATTCGAGAAGCTGGACGTCGCCGAGATCGATATCGGTGATGTGTTCCAGGCCGGGGCGGAGCGTCATGGAGCCAATGACGCGAGGAAGGAGGTTCTGATAAAGGGAGCCGGCGAACTGCAGGCGTTCGAGATCGAGACGAGAAAGCGCCTCGTCTCCTACCTCGCCCCCGTTCAGGGAATAGACCGGCGCCGATACCCGGGGCATTAGACATCACCCTCTTGGAAGGTGATTTCGCCGCCTACGAGCGTACCGCCGTCGTTGCGACCACAGGGACCATAGCCGCCATAGCGCGACATCAGCCATGAGCCCGGGTTAAGGACCTTGTTGTTCTCATTGCGAGCATCAACGCTCTTCGCCTGGCGCAGCGCCTTATCCGTGCGCTTTTCAAGCTTGTCCTCAAGCGTGTCGCCCGAGGTCAGCCGTCCGCACGTGTCGTAGGCCAGTTTCGCAGCGACGTAGCGCCAGAACATCGTCGGCCATGACGCGACATCGTCCATCTTGTCGCGGCTGATGTACCGCAGATAGAGCACGTTAGTGTTCGCATGCAGGAAGCCGTTTTCGTCGACATAGTCGTAGAACCGCGTCCGGAAATCAGGGCTGCTGTTGATCGCAACCGTCCGCATCCAATCGTCGGGGTAATCGAACACGTAAGTCCAGCCAACGGCCGGGGTCTCGGTGTTATTGAGCGACAGAGCTACAGAGAGCTTGGCAAAGTTCCAGTCACCTGCATTGAAGGCCTCCTCGACGACGCCATCCCAAGCGGCGCCGAACGTATAAACGGCCGGCACATCATCGGTGAGCGTCGAAATGGTCTCCTTCTGGAGGTAGACGAGAGCTTGCTTCCACACCTGTAGCTTGTCGGCCATGCTTATTCGCCCTTCAGAAGCTCGATGTATTTCGCGGAGGCGCGCTCAGCGGCATCCTTCGACTCGAAGCCGTGTTGGATAACCTCGCCGTTATGGATGAAGCGCCACTTGTGGACCGGCCCGCCGTGGCTGATGACGGGCGCGGAGATTTCCGCATCCCTCACCTTGGGCGCGGCCTTCTCGTCGTAGACACGGAGCACGCGGACCTTTGCCGATGTCTTCGTGACCGACAGGACCCGAAGGTCACAATCAAGTTTGTGGTCATCGGAAAGGACGCTGATCGTGGCGCCCACCCGCAAACTGTTCAGATGGTTCCCGAAGTACTCCGGGTGCGTAACGTCTTCGAGCGTGGTTTCAGCAGGAACAGTCGCAGCAAATCGGCCGATCGAGTAATCAGCCTGCATGAAGCGATGCCCCGCCAGCTTTTGGATACTGGTCATGGTCTTCTCACCTATCGAAATGGAAACGGAAAAGGGGCCAATCCAATTCTGGATCGACCCCGAGACAGCTTAGTCAGTATCGGTCGCCGTAACGGCCAGGCCGTCCGTCAGATCGATGCCCAGAGCGTCAGTGCCGGTTGCTTCGTCGATGACAAAGCAGATGTTGATGGCAGAGACAGCGCCCGCCGGCAGAGAAGCGCGCGTGCGGACAAGAACGATATCGCCCTGCCGTGCGCCCTTCTGATAGCCGTCAGACACATAGTTCGACGTGTTGACCGTGCCGATTGCGTCGGTCGAGTCCAGCAGCCACATATTGCACGAGCTGTTGGAGAGGCCGCCCATGAGCAGCTTGAAGCCAGAAGATACGTAAGCCATTTGCGCGCCTCCTTAGCTGAACGCTGCGGTGTCGTCGGTGATGACCTCGATGACGCCCGCCTGCTGGAGGATGATGGCGCCGTCGTAGATCGTATGACGCGAGTACGAGTAATCGTCCTCGTCGTTGTAGCCGACCCCAACCTGGATGTTGTCCTGCGCGATGGCATGGCCAACGGCCGGCTTCGCGAAGATGAAGTTGGAGGCGGTGGCCGTACCCTTGCCGGGAAGGCCGTTGTGCATGATGTGCTTGGCGCCGAGCCAGATTTTCGGGCGATCGAGCGTCAGGCCGACGAGCGGCTTGGACTCGATGTAGTCCGCGGACGCAAACTGCTGGAAGGTCAGCAGACGGGCCCAGGCCTTCGGGGTCCACAGGCAGGTGATTTCGTTGCCTGACATCACGTCGTTTTCGAAAAGCTCCGAAAGCGCGTCGACGGTCTTGCCGTAGGTGAGCGTCTGAGCAGCGCCCGCCGCGTACTGGTTGGTCGCCGTCGCCAGTGCATCGATGATGGTGTAGTCGATTTCACGAGCGGCAGCATTGGCACCAGCATTCTGCATGGCTTCACGCAGGTTTGCCGGGGCTGTGAAGACATCGAAGCCAGTCCGCGTTTCCTTGGAGTGCTTCTCAGCAAGGGTGACGGTCGGCTGGGTGTCGGTGCGGTTACGCGACGGGATAAGTCCGTTCGTGCCGCGAGTGGTCATGCGGCCGGCAGCGCCCTGCAAAGCAAACTTTGCGGTGAGGCCGGAGAGCATTTCTTCCTTGGTAACGCAGTCCTTGAGGTAGGTCTCTCCGCGCTGGAAAGCCACGACCCACTCGTCAACGAACTGGTCTTTCGTAATCATGTACGACATAGACGTGTCCTTGATTGATGCTGGGAGGTTGGATCTCAGCCGTGGTCTGGGTGCCGCTTAGCGCGTTCGCGGGATGCCTTGCGCATGGCAAGGGGCCGCTACGTTGCGTTCAACGGGGCTTCGCATCAGCTTGAATGTTCGGGTGGATCAGTCGCGGGGCCGTTTCCGGGGTGCCGCTGGGTATGCAAACGCCGGCTGGTTATTTCCGGGCGTTGATCTTGTCGCGCTGCGCGTACAGCTTGGTAATCTTCTGCTGCACGTCGTCGCTCTTGTATTTCTCTGGGTCCTTGACGCGGAGAGACAGAAGCTCGTCAATGCGTTCCTGAACCGTTTTTGCCGTCGTCTCGACATCGCCTGTCATGATGGCATTGCCGCCGTAATAGTCGGCCCCGAGTTGAGCCATCATCTTCACGAAGGCAATGTTGTCCTGCAGTCGTGAGCCGTCCATCAGGCGGAGGCCCATCATTCCCTCGAAACCTTCCTTGCCGAGGTGCGCGGTCATGAGCTGTTGCGCCGCGCCAATGTTGCCGTCGTATTCGCCGCCCCATTCATTGCGCAGCGCCGACTGTGTCTCTTTCGCTACCTTGGCAAGGTTGCCGTCAAGCTCCTGCTGCTGCGCCGTCGCGAAGTCCTGATACCAGTCGAGGGCAGCAGCCGCCGCTGCTGGCGGCACGTTTCTGGCGTGCATAGCCTGCTTGAAGTCTCCCAGGATGGCCTTGTCAGCCTCCGTGGCCTGGTACCCCTCGCGGAAATCGCCAGGATATGCCGTTGGATCTTCCGGAATTCCCATCGCCTCGCGATAGGCTTTCACCTCTTCGGGCGTCGATTTGTCCGAGAGTGCCGGCAGTTTGGGGCCGCCATTCTTCGCAGTGTTGTAGGCTTCGCGGAAACCACGCGATATCGCATCGATCGACTTGTAACGGCCAAGCTGCTTCAGGATCGTTTCATCGCCGCCCGCCAGCTTCTCGCGGAATGCCTGCAATTCGCCATCGCCGGCCGGAGCCGTAGTCTCAGTTGCGCCTGCCTTCTCAGCAGCGCCGGTATCGACCTGTCCAGACTTGGACGTATCGACTGCATCACTGCTTGGCGCGGTCTGCGTTCCTATCGTCTGCTGGCTTTCCTGTGCGCCGGTCGTGCTTTGGTCCGTCATGTTTCTCACCTGCCAAAATGGAAATGGAATGGGTCATCAGCTTGCGGAGCTGGTGCCCTACGTGCTGCTTGCCGGCGGCGAAGGTCGTATCCCTCTCCCCGCCATGCTCTTCCGGCATCCAAGCCAGATTGTTGATGCCGCAAATGTGCAGGATTGCCGCGATGGCGCGTTGCTGCTGTTCTGCGCTGGCAACGCCCTTGGAGACTGCCTGAATAGCGACGCAGTCGGCCTTGCGGATCTCCAAGTCACTTGTAGGTTGCTCATTGTCAGAGCGAACGGTGACCGGGTGCCAGGGACGATAAGGGCGCCGCTCAGCCATTCATCGCCGCCTGTATCTGCTGGGCTGCATTGCCGACCATGCCGGCAACTTCTGCGCCTTGGCCGACCTGCTGCATTTGCTGTTGTGCCGCCATTTGCTCTTGCATAGCCTGGCGGCCCGCATCGGCCTCTTCCTTGCTGACGAGCCAGTCCGCACGACCACCAGGTACGGCGCCGAATGCATCACGGAACATGGTCCGGGTGTCGACGTCGGAGGCGAGCGACGGATCGAGCGCCATGCCGGCCTGAAGGACCGCAGCGGACTCCTGGTAGCCGTTGATGACCTGACGGTCGCGAGCTTCCTTAAGGGAGTTGTTGAACTCGTATGTGATGTTCTGCCCGAGCAGGATATCCGGCATATCCACCGGAATTCCGTTCCGGTCCACCGGACCATATCCACCGGCCCGCATCACCTTTTCCGTGACGAGATCCAGCGTGGCGCCGGTCCACTCGTCTTCGATCGGTTCGAACAGCGGCAGCGCGTGTCGGATGTATTCCTGCACCATCTGCGAAGCCTGGTAAGCCGTGACCTCGCGACCTTGCAGCGAAGCCATCGGCGCCAGCTTGTTAAGGTAGAAGGCTTCAGTGAGCGTGCTCCGAGCGTCGTTCACTAGGTCGACGCCGAGGCCGACGTTCTTACCAAGATCGACAGCGCGGAGGGCTGCGCCAAGGCGCTCGTCATATTCGGAATCAATGAACGTGATGCCGTTTGGCGTCAGGTCCACGGGCGAAACAACCGCGTCCTGTGTGGCAATCATCGGCGGGTCAACCTGCTTTTCCCCTGCCTCGATAATCGTCATCATCATGCGCTGGAGCATGCGGGCTTGCGGAATACCGACGACCACGGCCGGCGAGAACGCATAGAAATGCCCACTGACAGTTTTCCAGCGCGGCACGATGTAATCGAACGTGAAGGCCGGCAGCTCCTGAAGGATGGTGCCGTCTTCCATCACATAGACATCGGCCCACTTCGCGCCCTTCGGGAACTTGCGATAGGGCTCGTAGATGTCCAGCGGAATGAAGATGTGCCGGACCTTGAACGTGCTGGTGAGGTCCTTCCGCTTGAGCGCGTTCTTCACAGGCTGCGGTAGCTTGTCCTCTCCGAAGAGGTGCGCCATCGTGTGCGCCTTCATATCGCACTTGCGGTGCACGTGGTTCACGCGGCCGTCAGGACCCTCGCAGCCAGCCATGTTGCGCGGGTGGTGCGTCCTGAAAAGCAGGTTGTCACGTTTCTTGTTGTAGCTGACCTGCACCCACCCCATGCCGAACGCCGAGAAATCGTGCTCGCATTCGTTGGCTGCGCGGCGATAGCCGCTATCCCGCGAATACAGGATTGCGCGGTTCACGTCGGTCATGAACTCGAGGAACTGTTTTGCGGCGCTGTCACGAGCGACACGCTCATTAGAAGCGCTAGCCTTGAACCATTGCCGATCGGACGGTCGAACCATGGAGCCTATCTGGTCGCCAAGCTCCCGGCGAACCTGCACAGGATAGGAATCCGTCAGGTGAGAGGCGAAATCCTGCCCGAGGGTCAGTTCCTGCGTGAAACTCGCGCGCTCCGGATAGAAGAACTCGGAAATTTCCTGGTGGAAACTGTCAAGACTTCCCTTGGCCGAGAACAGCCGGGAATCAATCTCCATCAGGTCCTTGCCGCCCTTATCCGCCATCAGTTCGCACCCAGGGTAGAGCGCGTGAACTCACGGCCGATGGTTCCAGGAACAGGCGCCAAACGGTCGGCAGTCGAGCTACTAGTCGTGTTAATGGCGCGCGTCTGCTTACGACGCTGGCGCTTGGCCAACGGGTCTTCAGGATCGGGCATCGTTGCCGGGGGCTCGGGATCGGGATAATCGGGCTTGTCGCCGCCAAAGAGTTTTCCCATCAGCGTTTACCTCGCAGTCGAGCCTTCAAAGAGGCGTTGGAAGTGACGGATTGGAGCCTGTGACGCTGCTGCTCGCGGCGTTCCTGTGCGGCTTTGGGGCGCTTGAGGCCACCCAGCTTCGAAGCTGAAAGCATTATGGTCGTGTCACCCTTGTCAGGTGATCGACCCAGCATTTCCTTCATCTCGTCCTTGGGAAGAACGACAATTTCCTCACCGCCGCCCCCTGCCCGTATCTCGTACCGAAATGCACAGAGATCAGCCGTCAATTCCGGGTCAGGGGGCAGGGCAATTTGAGATCCGTGGTCGGGGTCAAGCTGCTCGCGGAATTGCCAAACCACTTGCGAGCGTAGGTTTTTGAAGCCGTACATACCCTCTCGGGTGCGAGAGGCAGAGGCAGACCCACCCTTGAAGCCGAAGCAATCAACGTCGGCATGAGCTAGTTGCGTCAGGGTATCGCCGCCGTAGCCGCCGCCGGCATCGACGATGACACGGCAACGGTCACGCATTTCCTTGATGATCAGACCGGCGACGGTCGGGCCGTCTGGCGTTTCGCTGCCCTTGTAGCTGCTGAACCGGGAATACCACCAATCATAGCGGCTCTGGATCTGCGTCTTGTCTGGTCCACCCTGCGCCACGTCGGCGGCAACGGCAGTCATCGGTACATCTTCAGGCGGGCGCTCTGTCCATCGTGCCTGTGCGGCTCTTACCCATTTCGTCGGGATGACCTGCCAAGGATCGTCTTCTGCTTCGACGTCGAAGGCACCATTCCGGAGACGTTCGCGAAGCTCTTTCGGGAGCGCGTTCAGCCTCGAAGCGTAGCCGGTCGCCATCAGGTCCGGATTGTCTTCCAGTCTCGAAGGAATGAACGTGCGCGAAACCGCGTCGACCCATTCACCATTGACGAAGTGCGGGCCCCTGCCCTCGACCTCGATGTCTTCGCCGTCAACCGTCGTAAACCAGCGCAATTCGCCAGGCTTGGCCGGGTTCGGGTGCGAAGGATCAAGCCACGGCGCCCAATACTTTATGACCCACATGCCTTGGGCCGATGTTGGCGGATTTCCCGTTGCGACGATCCGGCATCTGCCCCCGCTTGCATCGCGGTTCCAGGCGTTCACGTAGCGAAACTGTGTCTCCGTGAACTGCGTGACCTCGTCCCAACCCTTCAGGTCGTTCTGACGGCCCTGGTATTTCTCCTTGTCGCTCTCGTTCGGCATGCCGGCGAACTGCAGGCGGTTGCCAGCCGGTAGGCGCCATTTGTGCACCTGGCTGTTGTAGCCGTCGCGAGTGCCGAGAATGCGCTCGACTTCCTTTTCCAGCCCGTCAACCTGCGGGATCTGGCGCCGGAAGACCAGACTGTCCTTGTGACGCTCGATGGCGAGGCCGACAAGCAGCGTCGTCTTCCCCCCGCCAGCACCGCCGCCGTAGAACAGTTCGTCCGCTTCCGAGAACCAAGCATCCGTTTGCGGGCCAGGGTTCGGGACGAACAATTGCCCCTTGGTGCCTTCGAGCGCCAGGCGTTCAAGCTCTTTGCGCTCGTCAGGGGGTAACGCGCTGAAGGCTGCGAGAACTTCGCTAAGGTTCATCAGTCGCCGTCTGAATCAGACGCTTTAAGACGCTCTTCAGACGCCTTGGCCTGAAGGCCCTTGGCCAGCATGAAGGCGACGCGCCGCGCTACCTCGTTCTCGCTGGCATCCTCGGTCTTGATCGGCCCTCCGTCCTTGCCGGTCAGCTCCGATCGATCGGCCAAGCCAAGATCCCGCGCAATGATGTTGGCGTTCAGGAGATCAGCCGCGGCGCCGGCAAACTTCTGCGAGCGGATCACGTTTTCGGCTCGCGAGGTGACTTCCGTAAAATCTTCCCTGCCCTTGTAGTCGTGCCAGGTCTGAATGCCGATATCGAGGAAGAGGCAAAGCCCGTCGGTGGTCATTGCCCGCATCTTCGGGATGCTCTCGATCTTGGTCTCACCCTGGTAGGAGAAAGCTTTCGCCTCATAGAGCGGGTTCTCTTCCACCCACTCGAAATACTCGACGCAGGCGGCCCACAGATCATCAGGGCTTGCGAAGATTGGCTTCCGGCCATGCGAGCTTCTCGCCTTCCAGAACTGGTTGCCCAGAGGAGCACTCATGATGTCACCTGTGAAAATGGAAAACCGCCTTGCCTCCTTCCCCGGTTCATATGGCTACAACGTAGCGCCGGGAGGTTCTAAGCCGCGAGAAAGGCCAGCGACATGCGGGCGGGCGCATGTTGGAAATCGCTACGTCGGCAGAATTTTGGCAAAATAAAGCCGAGGCGGGGAGCGCGAAATCTCCCCTAAGCCTCGTGGGTCACTCAAAGGCGCCCAGCAGAACAGGCTGCAAATCGCTGGCGCTAATCTAAGCTACACGCCTGATACTTTCAAGCGCTATCTCGACTTCTCGCAGAGTTCCGAACATCTCCACAAAAGCTTTGATGGCGCGCCGTCCTACTACACTCGTTACTGAGGCGTAATGACCTGCAAGAGGTCCTTCCTTGACCTGCACGCTATCGCCAGCCTTTAGGCGGCGGGCAGGCGGACGAAGAACGTCGAAGTCCCCTCGCTCTTGAGCGTCCCGGATGTCTTCCACTATGTCACCCGAGACCGGGATCGGATTGCCGCTAGCATCGCCGAGGACAGCCACCACGTTCCGCAGTTCCCGGAGAGATCCGAAGTCCCGAGGCACCAACCGGGCGAAGGCATAGCCCGCGAACAGCGGGAACTCCCGCATAATCCATTTCTTCGTCTGGTAGTGCCGTGTTTCCCGGCGTGCTGTTGGGCAATAGGTATCGAGCCCGATTTCTTGCATTTCCTGGACAGCCCTTTGCTGCTGCCCTGCCCGCGTTCTTACCACGTACCAATCACCAGATTGCACCATGCGAAGCGCTCCTATTACAGATGACGGAGAATAGCAAATTGTTGATTCCATTTCACTATCCCCCCATGACCTGCCGGTATTGCGCCGTAAGGTAATCCCCCGTTTCCTCCCCTTGGGTCACATAGCTCTTGATCACGGCCGCTATTCCGAGATTGGATAATTCGTCCGCCCGCTCGTTCCCAACGATGCCTGCGTGCCCCTTGCACCAGCGGATGGCAATCTGGCCGGCTCCTGAAAGAGCTGCGTCGATCGCCTGCCAAAGCTCGGCGTTGAGCAGACGCCGGTTCTTCGGATCGGCATTCGGGCCGCCGCGCTGCCAGCCGTTTTTCTTCCAGCCGTGGCGCCATTCATTCGTGCCCTTCACCGCATACTGACTGTCGCACCAAACCGTGACAGGCGCGCGAAGCGCTTTCGCGGCCTCTATGCCCTTGAGCAAGCCTGTCAGCTCCATGCGATTGTTTGTGGTGTCCGCGTCGCCACCATGATCGGAAGCGATTTCCACGCCATCGCGGTAGATTGCCACGCCCCACCCACCCGGACCCGGATTGGGCTCGCAAGCACCATCCGAGAAGACGTGCAGACCGGCTGCAAACTCAGTGTGGTCAATCTCGTAGACCTTTGCTGGCTTCTGCCGCCAAACCTTCTTCACTCTCTCAACTCCCGTGGCAGTTCTGGTAGCGCTTCTTAATCGCTGCCTTTGTGGTTGGCTTCAGACGTACGTAAGCAGGTCGCCAGTGAATTGGCTTGCTCCAAAGAAAATCTGGCTCCTCGATGCAGTACCAATGCCCGTCAGCATCGAGGAAATAGGTGCGCTCCTCTATCGGATGGTGGCCAGCCATGTCGTTGAACATCAGATTGCAAACGATCCCCTGACGAGCTTCGTGCATCGGACGCCAGGGGTTTTCGCGGTCATGCGCTTCACGAGCTTTGCGTTCGGCTATCGTCATGCGGCACCTGTCGCTTGGGAATGGCGGAATTCTTGGGCCACCCGGCACGCCTCACAGGCCTGCCAAGCAGAAAGCGAGAAGTTCTCACGGATGGTATTGATGATGTTCCCTGCATGCTCCCCCTGCTGATGGGAAAGCCATTGCGCCGCCTCTCGGATCTTGTGGTCTCCAGCGGCGCCTGTCATGCGCCAGCCCTCGTATTATCTTCGAGGACGGCTACATGGCTCCTGAGCTTGTAGACCCCATACCAACCGCCAAATTCGCCGCGTTGGGGAGTTTTGACCGTCTCGACGGTAACGCCGGCTCTACGGATTTTCATGCAGTAGTGCGCAAGTCTGATGCCGGGGTGATCCAAGGAGGAAATGCCACTTTCGCCCGCATCGATCAGTTTCCGCAGCGTTTGGGCTTCCCGTCCTACGAGTGTGACCGGAAGGCCGCAAGGCTCGTTATTGTCGTTCAGGACGTTGACTCGGATGTTACGCTCGTTTCTATTCAATTTGGTCATCGAGGTCCTTACCATTGGTGATTTTGGGAGGTCGCTTTAGAAGCGATGTCTGATCGAGCAGCGGGGATTTCTGAGTTTGGCGACCGGAATTCCCGCTGTCCGCTGTTCTGGGCGGTCATGCCACCGCCTGCCCGGAGCGTCTACGCTCCCACTCTGCCAGCTTCGCTTCATCGAAAAGTTTGCGCCGCTTAACGACAAACGGCTTAGGGAAGCGCAGAGCTTCATCCTGCGTCCAACGCCAAAGCGTTGTAGGGCTGATCTGGAACCGCTCCTGCACTTGAGCGGCCGTTAGATAGGTCATCTGATAGTTTCTCCGTTCGGCCTTGAAGTTCAAAATCAATCACAAGGCCGAAATTACCACAGTAACGCACGAAAATGAATCGCCTTGCGGCGCTATGAACATGAAATTCCCAAAATATTTCCTGGAGATAACCTTAGTTTCAAGCTTGAAAAAGCACTGCCAACCAGATCCCCGGACTAAGCTCTTCCTTTTCCGTTCTTCTCTCTGAAATTCACCCGGACGACGTTGTTTGACTTTGGGGCACAGAGAGCGGGTCTTGCTCCCTTCTCAAGAGCCGATGCACCATCCCGGCTTGCTCCATCTCCGCTCAAGTCCGCCTTTCTCAACAACGGAAGGAAGTGCTCAGGCTTTATCATTTACTGCCTCTTCCTGCTGTCGCAATGTGGCTCTGATAGTAATGCCTGTCGGCTCTTGATTGGCCTTGATCATGCCTTGATCTACATTGATCAAACCTTGATACCTCCTTGATATTGCATCACCATGTTTTCATTAGGCAATATAGCATTTTTCCGGGAAACAATCTCCCGGTACCGGTCCGCATACGCGACCCATACGGCGTTTTTCTCCAGCCATTTGACGGTTGCTCGCGTATGCGGTTTGTAGCGCAAACGGTAGATGCCAATCAAAGCGACTTTCTCGTAATGATGCAGAACAGGAGCGAGCGGATCATCGGGCGAAAAGTCTGGATGGTCTTGTCGCCACTCTGCCATCATAGACACTGCGGCGTCGCGGGCCGCCTGTGCAAGATCACGTTCGATCTCGGTCCCCTCAGTAGTGTCATAAGGAAGAGGATGGATAATCTCTCCTTCGGGACTATCGTCCTGCACAAGGTGGGCGACGCAGTAAACCAGGCCTAGGTTGCGCAACAGGCGCCACGCCGTCCAAAAATCGTCGATAGCATCAAAGCTCTGTCGTGGTTGGAATTCCTTGAAAACTTCTTCCCGATCGGCAGAACTGAAAGCCCAAATTGAATACTGCCCGTGAGGCACAATTTTTTCAGAAAAGTAAGGCGTACGAATCCCCCTGCCAGGACGCCATTCAATTCCTCCTTCTGTATCGAGTAACTGACTGGCGTACAGTTCGACGAGGAGCTGAAGAGCTTTGACATTCGAACTTTGACGCAGGATCTCGACGGGGGCGACCTCCCTCGCAGCACCGTCAATAATCATGTTCGGAAGCCAGATCCATTCTGGCTCGGTCTCATCACCGCCAAAGGGAACAATCCAATATTTCGGATTACGACCGCTGCGCCGCAGCTCGACGCGCGACCGTTTAAGATGAAGCTCGATGGCGTCTCTCGCCCTGGTCCGCGCTATGCTCGTATATTTTTCAATCGCCGACACAGACCAAGATGTTGTGCGATTATCACCGCCAGTGCCGCGGCAGAGGATCAGATACGAAACCGCCGAGTTCATTCCATCGGCGCACGCTTCTTTCCACCGCCTAGCATCGACCGCAAAAAAATCGCCAGACAGCTTGCTGCTTTCATTCTGCTCGTCGTTTTCCATTGACCCTTCCAGTTATGATCGGTTCGGCAGATACGACACCACCAAAGGCCGAATAACGCTAGTGCAGATCGACCACCGGGCGAGACTTGAACCCACTATTCAACAGCTTGCACAGCCGTTCAGCAGGATTGCCCGCGATGGGCCTCGGCTTCGGCAGCCTCTAGGAGCCGGTCGCGTATCCAGTCGCTTAGGCTAGCCGCTCCGGCCGCCCTCGCCGCCTCCTGCAATCGATCAGTCTCGGCTTCGGTCAGCATCACGACGAGCCGCTTGTCTCTCTTCAGGTGCGTCGGCACCGGTGGTCTACCCATTATAAAACCCTCGCTAGTGGTTAGCCCCTTATAGGATATGTGCATTTTTATTGCAATAACTATGCATCAGTTATTGACAAAGGATTAATCATGGTAGTTAATATGCACATATAAACCCCTACGAAAGGTGTACCGATGCCTAACATCACGACAGCAGCCGCGCGCACGGAACAAGTCGTCTCTCGCCGCAAACTCCTCCTCGGCCTTGCCGCCGCCTCCGCTTCTGCTGCCGTAATCGCCGCTCCCGACACGGCAGAATCCGCTATTCTGGAGAACCCGGAACTAATCCGCCTTGGCGATCAGCTGCACGCCGTAGCGGCCGAATACAGATCCGCCAAGCAGGCCTGCAAGGCTATCGTCCAGGAATGGGGTAAGCGGTGGCCCCTTGCTCCTGAAGCGCTGCTCTATCGTCGCTCCTGGGATCGTTACGCACAGGAGGTCACGATTGATGGTGGTCGTCTCGTCAGGACGGGAGAAGAGGACTCCTTCTGCGTCATGACGGTGAAGGACATCGTTTACGACATCAAAGACGCAGAGCGTGTGCTGAGGGGGAAAACATTCGATCGGCAGAAGAAGTATCGCGGGCTGACGCGCGAGGAACTGGAGCAGTCGTTGGAGGACGACTACGAGCGGGTCGCCATGGCTCGGGACTATGAGGCCGAGTGCGCTCGCATCCGCCGTCAGTCGGGCATCGAGCAAGCAAAAGCTCGGTTCGATGAGGCCCGAGACACCTTCACCGCTGTTGTGAAGCGCATCCTTGCTGAACCGGAATATTCCATGGCCGGCGTCGTCATTAAGGCGCAGGCAATTTCGGTCGGGTCCGCAGAGGACTCCTTGATGGTCTTCTCCACTTTGGAAAACGAGGATTGGGGAGCGCGTCTTGCCCGTTCAGTCCTGCACCACGCGGAGGCACGCGCATGACCGAGATCAGGAACCCGCTCACGAGCCCCAAGCAGCGCCTGGAGAGGCTTTCAATGGATGAGTTAACGGGCGTCTATGACGCCCTGTCTCTGGCCTGCAACTGCTTGTTAGGCATAGTCAACCAGCCGAGGTTTTACACGAATGATGACCTCAACGGGGGCGGTGCGGAAGTCGATTTCTTTGTTGACGCTCTCAACGACTACATAGGGGAAGTCGTTGCCGCGGCCGGGAAAGCCTCCCCGTCTGATCCTGGCGAGGCCTCAGCCCGCGCGTGGCTTCTTTTGAGAGCCTCCGCGTCCTGCAAAGAGAGCTTGTCGGACTTCGCGGCGGAGGCAGCGGGGGCAGCGGCACAAGTCGCCACCCTGAAGAAACGCAAGCACGGCTCGTGAGGTAGGCCTGCGAAAAGACAGGCGCCAGCCCGCTCCGGACAATGGGGCGGGCTTTTCTGATTCGGAGATAGACGCTAATCTCAGGCAGGTTTTGCGGGAGACCATAAAACTCCAGCAGCAGCTAGCAAGGCGCGTCTGTTACCCCAAACGTTACCCTGAAGACGGTGCGCCAGATTCTTGGAAAGCTAAGTGCTTGAAGTGATTGGTGCCCCCAGAGAGACTCGAACTCCCGACCTACTGATTACAAATCAGCCGCTCTACCAACTGAGCTATAAGGGCATGTTAGTGCGGGAGTTACCATATTCTTCCTCGGTGTAAAGCAAAAATAC